CGCCGGTCCCTTCTTGATCCACGGGTTCCTGGCGACGACGGGGAACGTGAGCTCTGTGATCCTCTCGTCCGTGGATCAGGGTAAAATCGTCTCGGAATGGTCTACGAATCAATACAGGTCTCCGACAGTCACGTTCACTTTGCCCGTGTACGTCTCGGACCCGAGCACAAACGTCTATGTCATGACTGTTCGGACCACGGATGCAAGCACCACGACGCTCGTGAGTCCTTCGTACCTTATGGTCGAGGGCATAGGGTCTCCGAACGGAACCACGACGCAGCAAAACGATTACAAACAGAACGGAGTCTTTTTCCAGTCACCACCAGCTACGAATGTTTCGCTCGGTCTATGGACCATCAATTTTTCGACCTACGGGGCCTACGGATCGTCCCGTCACATTCACACGACGCCCGGAGGAAACATTTACTTTTCAAACACGTCCCAGTACCGCCTGACGAGTTACTACGAGACGAGCAACGCGTACGTATCGAACGTGCTCCTGTACCAGTCGGCGAGCGGAACGGACGCTGGTCCGTGGAACCTCGTGGCGAGCACACCCTTGACGCTCGGAACGGTCGGTCCGTACCCTTTGGACCTCTTGGCCAACTGTTCGAGTCTTACGACCAACGTGTACCAGGTCCAAGTCGGTCTCGTAGGGATCGTGCCGGGCCAGGCGACGACCAACGTGACGTCAAACACGTTCCTGTCCGTCGTGGGCTCGACGGGCGTGTCGCCCAACTCGTACTCGTACGTCGACTCGGTCGGGACCTTCCTGATCCAGACAGCCGAGCTCCGAATCGGCGGTCAGTCCGTCCAGACACTCACGGGCGAAATGATAGAGATTTGGAACGATCTGTACGTGCCCCAAGAGAATCAGCCGGGCCTGACGCTCCTCACGGGCAAACTCGATACGAGCACGGCGTACCAGCTTCAAGGGACGCTCGGTCGAACGTACTATATGAATTTGCCCTTTTTCTTCTATGGGAACGCCGAGGTAGCCTTGCCCGTGTGTGCTCTCGGGCGCCACGACGTGGAGGTCTGGGTCACATTCAACACGTTCACGCCCCTGATGGTCAACGCGACGAATTGGTACACGCCGCCCCAGTACGTCGTCACATCCATGATCATAGAGTACGCGTATTTGTCCGACCCCGAAGTCAATTGGTTCTCGAATCACAGATTGGACTATATCATTCAGCAAGTCCAGTACGATACGTTCCAGCTCGGTACAGATACGACGTTCGATCTCAACTTTTTAGGCCCGGTCCGTGAGATTTTCTTTGTTATGCAAGATGCGAGCGCCACGCCCTACGTGTACGTCACGGACACGGGGATCGGTCTGACCTTGACTCTGAACGGAGAGGACTACCTGGATGGGTCGACACTCGAGTACGACTTTTTGAGATTCATAGGACCCTTGAGATGGTATTCACGCCAGCCGAACCGGATCCTTCATACCGTGTCCTTTGCTCGGACTCCACAGAATCCACGACCGTCCGGGTCCTTGAACATGAGTCGCGTGTACCAAAAGAAGTTCCAATTGACCTTGCCGACACTCACGAGTCTGATTACGAAACAGCTCCGGGTCATGGCCACTTCATACAACGTCCTTCGGGTCGAGGATGGACTCGCGGGGATCTTGTACCAATAAGGGACTCAGACGGAGAGCGCCCCGTGAGACTCCATCAAGTCTCACTTTGTGAAAATTTAATTGAATTTCTTGAGAGGGGCCCCCGCACATTCACGTGGAAAAAGGGGGCGCTAGCGCGCCCCGGTTTCTTTTCCCCCTGGATGGTAGGAATGGCCGGCCGTCAGGTTCTGGCTCAATTAGGCCAAGCGGACATTATTCTTTCAGGAGAACCTGAAATTACTTTTTTTAAAGAAAAATACGTGGCCCAAGGACTCTTTGCGTCTCGGATCATCGACGTGTCCTTTGAAAACGTGCCTCAGTACGGGACCGAGACTGATACCATCTTGCCTTTGAACGGAGACCTCATGACCGCCATGTTTCTCCGGTTCGATCTGAACGTGCCCCAGGGTCTCACGGACTTTTTACCACAGGCGGGTCTCCTCATGATCGACTTTGTCGAATTGTATTCGGGGACGCAACTCGTGGAGAGGCTCTGGGGCGAATACATGAATCTCTTGAACGCGTGTCAGGTCCCCACGGCCCAACAGTCCGCCCTGACGAATATCACGGGCCCGAGCACGCCCGGGGCTGTGTATATCCCTTCGACGCGGTACACGATCCCCTTGCCCTTTTCGTGTTTGGCCAAGGGCTTACCAGTCGTGCCCGATATGCGTTTCCGCGTCAGTCTTCGGCCCAGTTCGGCCTTCACGTCTCCGAGCATCAACTCGAGTCTGAACATGCAATTCCACTTTTTGGTCGAGTACGTGGTCCTGAGTGAAAAGGAACGGGACTGGATCAAGAAGCGCGGACCAGTCACATACGTGTGTGAAAGCGTCCAGCGCGCCCAGTACACCGTGCCCACGACGACCGCGAACGTTCGGTGCATCACAAACTTTTTGCACCCCGTCAAGGAACTTTTCTTTACCGTGAAGAATCAGGTGAGCGCAAAAGGTTTCGACTATTGGTTCGACTATTCCAACAGTAGTACGGCCGGGACCACGACCTTGGGGTTCACAGCCGCCTTTGCAAATGTACACCAGTTGAATTCCATGGCTATGTATTTCAACGAAGCGCTCCGAATAGACCCAACGTGGGGCACGTACCTGTACCTAGGCACGGCCCAGTTCCTTGATTATCACACGCGCGCACCTATTCGACCTTTTTACATGTACTCGTTCTCTTTGGACCCTGAAGGTCCTGTACCCACGGGCGCCGTCAACTTTGGTCGACTCAAAAATCAATATTTTGATTTCTTTTTAAAACCTTTACCGTCTTGGAACCTTCAACCCCGGGTCCTGACCATCTGGGCCAGACACTATACGTTCCTTGAAGTGAACGGGTTCGAGTCGATCAAGAACCAATTTGATAATCCGGGCGACGATGGGTACCTCCTGAATTTGCCTTAAGGGCGTGAGACTCTGGACACTTAATGGAAGAGGCCGCTCTGGACATCTTTTTGCCTGTGATGGAATCAGCCGTGGTCATAGCGGCTCATTACGCCAAGGAGTGTGGGCGCGACGTGGTCCTAGGCAAGGACATGCACATGGGCATGATGTTCGCGGCTCGGAACGTTACGGGAAAACATGTAGGTACTTTGTTTCCTGAGGTTTATGAGGAGGACTCGGAGTCCGAGGGAAGTGAGGGGTCTTCGTCAGCTGAAGCTGATGGGTCTTCATCGGCTGACGCCGATGAATCTCTTTGGACCCGGTACGAAGGCACGGACCCTCAACTCATCCAAGTGAACGAGTGTGCAGATACGTGGGACGCATGGGAACCAGACACGCCCGCGGAACGTGCGCTCAAGGCGGCCGTTGAAAAGGCCCGAAATTCTTAGGATGGAGGCCCTGGCGCCCTGGGACCCGGACGATCATACATTCAGCGTGTTTTATTCAAAGATTTTGGTTCCCCGGCCCTTTGAAAAAAAGACACAATTCAGCGTCTTCAGGGTGAGTGACTCTGAGGACGACGACGAGGACGTGTTTAGTACGTGGGCCCTTATCCAGAGCGACGAGTCCGAATACGATAGTGAATAAATTTTGTAAACAAATAATAAAATAAAATGGTGGTCCCTGCCCTTCTCCTGAACGCCGTCGGTCTCTCGTGGGCCATGAGTCTCGAGGAGAGACAGTGTCCGTGTGTTCAGGATTGGCGCCGGTCCTTCCTTAAGTTCTGGTACGTTCTGGCCTTGATCCTCATCTTGGTCTCCAAGGACCTCCCCAAGAGCCTGATGCGACCCCTAGGCCTCTTGGGTCTCTTTGCGTTCGGGACCCTCCTGAGTGCCCTGTGGACCGTGGAGCGTCAGAAATGTACATGTGCCCAGGACTGGCGCGAGAAGGTCCTGTTGATCAGTTCGGCCCTGGCCGTCTTTGGAATTTTCTTTCTTAAGAGTAAATAAATGGCGACGTCCGTTATCGTTGAGGTTGAGAGTGTCGCTCTGAACAGTATCGTGGGTGCTTCAGGACTCGTGGCGGCCCTGACTTGGCTCGACGTCGTCCGGACCTTGGTCGCACGGGTCATCAAGGTTCCCCAGGACACGCTGGGTCACTCTGTCATCGCGGCCCTTCTGACGACCCTCTTGTCCGTCATCGTGTACATGATCGTCAAGTACACGGCCCGGAACATCACGGTCCAGCGGCCCGGCCAAGTGTTTGCAGTCACGCGGGCGGCCTAAAGTTCTTGTACAGGACATAGCCTAGAACAGCCGCGAGCGCCATGAGAATCACGGTCCATTTACCAAAAGGGGTTCGGCCCCCGGTCTGCTTCGCAGACCGTTTCTCCTGCTGCGCAGCCTGACGGTTGACGTCCTCGACCATCCTCAGAATCTCGAGTTGGGCGACCCTCTTTTCGAGCGGGTCCTCCTCCTCCTCCGTGACCGTCTCACGAAGGTGGAGACGAAGAATAAACGAGTTCCAATCGGCCCCGTTAAAGTTCAGGGGCGTGCCTGATGCATCCAACCACCTGATCGTCAGGCGCTGGAGAGAATTGATCGGTTCGGGATAAAACGCCGATATGCTATAGTCCCGGTTCTCACTAAAGTGTTTCATACACCCAGTACCAACATCCATCGTGATGGGTGCAAACGCCCGTTCCGTGTTTGCACCCGTGACCGTCACTTGCGTCAGGCTCTGGGACCCGACCTGGTTCTGGACCGTCGTGAGTCCGCCCGTGTATACGTGCGCCGGCGTCTTCAATTCATCTATGTCCAGAAAGATCTGGTCGTTCGGGTTCATGTGTGGAAGGCTCGTCGCCATGAGTACCTGTTGGCCAGACTCCAGGGAACTCGTGAGCGTCTTTCCGCTCGGGAAACCCATGAGCGCCCCGAACGCGCTCGAGAACACGAGCGTAAAGGCCGTCTGGGAACTGAAAAGGAATTTCCCGGCCCAGGCGAGGTACGTCACGGTCAAAGGCGCTGCGGCCGCGGTCAGAGCCGTGGCCAAATCATAGACGGAGTAAAAGCCTGGGGGAATCGAAACCGTCTGTGACGCGGATGGGATCTGCAAAACGTTCGCGCCCGCCGCGACATTGTACATGGCGTTTGGCACACGGGCGGAGACTAGATCGACCCGCTCGACGTTTCGGATCGGACGGGTCAAGTGTAAAGTGTAGCTGGACCCTGATGGGTACAGGGTGACGTCACGGTTTGTGGAGTCGACGAAAAGGAGGCGAACGGAGTTCGCCGACGGGGACCGCAGGTCCCCTGGCCGTGTGGAGGCAGAGCCAGTGTAAGGGCCCCCTGGGCCCGGCGGACTCGTTCCGAGTCCTTTCATTCTCTAATTTAGGATGGGAATTTTAAGAGGCCGAATCATACTCGGGTATCAGGAATCCGTTCGGGTCCGTTCGATTCCATTGCTTGATGAATAGGTCCTTGCGTTCAGCCACGACCATCCAGTTCACCACGTCACTCGACTGGGCGTTCTCACATGTTATGGTAAGAAGGTTTCCAGAAACCTTGCCCTTGACCCGGTCGAACGAATCGTCGTTTTGCAAAAAACAAACAGGATTGGTGCAAAGGGCCTCGAATGTACCCTGTGTCATGGTGTGAGCCGCGTTGGACGTACAATCGGAGTCTATGTTTACGGTTGCGGTACCATTCACGAGGGCCACGAAACCACGATACATGAGATCACAACGCGGGCCTTCAATGAAACTGTGAACGAGACGTTTCGGTTCGGGAAGGGTTGGATGAGGAATATCGAAGGTCCCAGACGATTTAGAAAGGGATCCGTTCACGGTGAGTGTTGAGCCGGGACTCGGCGTCCCGATGCCGACATTTCCCGTGCTCTTGATTCGCATGAATTCCGGATTGCCAAATATTCCTGAAAAAATAATGTCTGCAACGGAATACGATGTAAGAGCTGTACCCGACTGTATATACGATACACCGCCATTTGTCGTGAATCTAAGTACGGTTGAAGCATCTGTTATCAGAGCAGGATTGCCTATGCGCGACTGTCCATTGACGTCAAGTGTATATGAAGGACTCGTCGTCCCGATGCCGACGTTTCCACCATTCGTAATATTAATGACTCCTTGTGTAGGCGCCGTCGCACCGTTCCCGCCAAGACCCATCCACGAATTCCCACCTGAATAATAAGCCGTTAAATGAAACATTGAACCACCACCCGTCTGAAGGCCTATAGATCCGTTCGAGGTTGTTGTCACGTTACTCACGTACAAGCTCGGAGAGCCAGTGTATGTCTGGATTCCAATAGCAACATTTCCGTAAACCTGAAGTGCTGAGTTTCCTGCAAAAGATGCGTTTGTTGCTATTCCCACTGTTCCTCCGTATGGATTCAATAAAAGATTATACGGAGCTGTACCTATACCAGTACCGCTTCCACCGGCATAACATTGTAAATAAACTCTATTTGTAGGATTATCGTTACCCAAAATTCCATACGTATCTCCACTTCCAAATGAAATTTTGTTGCCTCCCCCAGAAGATGAATACGCCGTTATAGGTGTTACTGGAGTTGTGACGCCCACGCCCACATTTCCCGCTGAGGTCACAAAAAGAGCCGAAGTTCCCGTGGACGTTGCGACGTTCATCACAGCCCCCGACCCGAGTTGCTGGACACTCAGGGCCGTACCCGTACTGGTGTTACCGAAGACCTGTGTATTACTGGAGTTTATGAGCGTGTTTACGCTGGGAACACCTTGCGCGAACGACATTGGATCCTCTACTAGGTACAGAGAGTTTTTAGGGAGGTTTGCGACGGGGGGAGTTTTCCATAAAGTCGGTACCCGAAGGTGAGTTTTACCGAGTCTAGTGAATTTAAGAGGGCGCTACGGGGGCTGACGCCCTATGGATCACGAGTGAGGGACCTACGGTCCCGTCGGAGCGGAGCTCCTCCTACGCACTCGGTCTCGGAGGCCACGTAATATTAAACGGATCACTCTGTTTCGTCACATCTCTCAAAGCCTGACGGTACGCGACCCACTGGTCTCTCTGTGCCAAGATCGGGGCGGGCGGGTCGATGACTGAACACGGGGACCTGCGGTCCCGTCGGGAACCTAACGGTTCCCTCGTCCAGTCAGCTTTTGTAAATCTATTGGAGTCTTGCTGGAGGTCCACTA